GGGACTTGTTGCAGCCGTAGACTCTGACCGTGGCTATCCTAACAAACAAGGAACAACACTCACCGGACTTCCACCTGTTGCTAACCTGGCAGAAGCTACTGATGGTAGTGGACGACTCATAGCTATCGACTGCTGGAGATTCACCGCTAACGATGACGCGATGCTTGAAGATGCCGAGGGTGTTCAAGAGCTTACTCAGTTAGAGTTCCTGGCGATCAAGCCTAAGCCTCAAAACGAGATGGAGTAATGAACAACCATCATTTGACGCATCCGATCACAGGAATGATAGCTAGCTCATGGTCAGCGATCTCGGCTTATTTTGACTACTTTGAAATGGCTGTTGGATTTATTTCGGCGGTCATAGCCCTGCTAATCGGAATACTTTCTTTGATAAACCAATGGCGGAGGTTTAAAAAAGGTGAATGATGAAGCTTTTGACAGCAGCGCTTCAAGCCTATGTCGCTTATACAAACTTAAAACTGAGGAGATATATTGATGACCTGGAGGATGAGATTGATAAGCTGGCTAGCGTTGGTGATGCTGCTTCCATCTTGCGGATTGAACGGCTCTCAAAAAGAATTAAACGCGAGCAGCTACGATCCTCCGGTGATAACTCTGACTGATGGCCGGCTTTATACATTTCAAGAGGTTTCGATGATCGGTAGAGGCCAGAAGTATTATAGTCAGTATGTCTGGCAACGTGCATTAATTACCGGACAGAAATGAAATCAATATTTAAAAAGCTAATAGCTATCTTCTCGCGCAAACCAAAGCCGAGGATCAAGAAGGTATTGATTTGTGTGGGCCACTCTAGAATGGGCGATAAAGGCGCTGTGAGCCGAGGCAACGTCAGTGAGTGGGCTTATAATCAATACGTGGCTGAAAAGCTACGAGAGAAGCTTATAGAGCGTTCTATATCATGCACGGTCATTAGCGAGACTCCATTCAAAGGGTATCACAAATCCTGTTCGTATTTAGCCGAACAGTCTTGGGGTTACGATTGCGTAATTGAGCTGCATTTTAATTCTCATACGGCAAGCGCAAATGGCTTTGAGTATCTGTATTGCGCCGGCAGCGAAAAAGGTAAAAAGCTAGCAGAGTCATTTCGTAAAATCCACTCGGAGGTTGTTCCAGGACAGAAGGATAGAGGCGTCAAGGCGATTAGCCAAGGAGGTAGAGGCTACAGGTTCTTATCCAAAACTAAGCCCCCAGCCGCTATATGTGAGCCGTTCTTCGGCAGCAATGCCAAGGAGTGGGTTTTATATGAGGGCATGGAGTCGGAGCTAGCTCAGATCTATTGCGATGCTCTGGTTGATTACTTGGCGTAAAAAAAGAGCGGAGCAATTAAGCCCCGCCCTTGTGATTTGGTTTTTTATTTAGAGATTCTTTTCCTTGATAAAATTAACAACTTTAATCAGGAAATAATAAACTCCCCCCCAGTCAGTCTGGAAGTGTTCATCATCGCCCCATTCTGAATGGTTTTCAACTTTGTCAGGTCCATAAACCCAATAATTATTTTCAGCTCCATAGCGTTCAATTTCAATTCTCGCTCCAATTTTTTTAGCTAATCTTTTAGATTTTCCGTATTGGCTACGGTTTAGCTTTTCTGCTTCAGTCTCAGCACTTCCGGCTGACATCAATTTACCCATAAGGGTGTCTAGTTGTGTTAGTCTTTGGTTTTGCACTTTTGTGTTTTAGTTAGTGTTTAGCGCCGGCCTTTTTCCTGCCGACAAAAAGACAATACGATAAAGAAATATAATTGTCAACTATTTTATTTTTCCTTTAGGCATAAGGGTTGTGGCACTTAAATAAAATAATTTAAGAAATATATTTGACTGGTTTCTATTTTTTGCTAGGTTGTCTCTGCAATGAAATTAGTGCAATTAACTGAAGAGACACACAAGGCCGTTAAGGTTCTTGCTGTAAATGAAGGAGTAAGCCTTAAAGACCTAGTCGAGCGGCTTTTGAAGTCAGCAATGAAAGGAGTTTCTAAATGAAAGAACTAATGCTGGGAGCGGCGATCTTTCTTTGTTTAACAACGCTAGTGATGTGGGTGTTCGCCTCGTCTCGCGCTGTGGAGAAGGCTAGAATTCAAGAGATGGCTCACAAGCTGTATCTTCGTCCGAACTTTGAGCTACTTGAACTTAAGGAGCTTTTGATTGGAGGATACTATGAGCTAGACCAATACGAAGTAAACGAGCGGATTGAGGCTATCAATATTGCTTTAAACGCAAAACAAAGGACATACTAATGAACATAGACGAAGAGAGTAAAAAGTTATCTTTAATCAAAGAAGCTGAGCGAAAAGCCAGATATGCCCCTAGCGCACGCTGGGACGCCATACAAGCTGGAGTGGCCCGAATTAGGGCTAATGAGAGCCAAGAATACAAAGCGGCGCGAGAAGCCGCCTACGCGCAAGCTAGAAAGAACCTTGGACTATGAAAACCAAAACACAAAAGCGCCAGATATTAGCGCATTTAGAAAACGGTGGAAGCCTCACTACACTTGGGGCATTTAAAAAATTCGGATGCACTCGTCTTGCTGCAAGGGTCTTAGACCTACGCCGCGATGGTCATCCAGTCAAATCAGAGAGAATCAGCGTGAACGGAAAACACGTTTCAAAATATTCCATTTAACGACATGAACGAAATAACACAAAATAAGAAGGGCAACGCTTTACAAGAGCTTGCGGAGCGATTGGGCAGCAACTCAAAAAGGACTGCTGAAATACTAAAAGCTACGGCTTTTAAGAGCTGCAAGAACGATGAGCAGTTCGCATCATTGGTAATCGTGGCTAACACCTATGGACTAAACCCCTTACTAAAAGAGCTTTACGCTTTTCCTGGCAAGGGCGGTGAAATTGTTCCAATTGTCTCTATTGACGGCTGGCTTCGGATTATTAACGACCATCCCCAAATGAACGGGATGAGCGAGGAGTGGGCCGAGGATGGTTCTTGGTGTGAAATCAAGATACACCGGAAGGATCGTGAGCATCCTACCACGCATCGGGAATACCTAGAAGAGGTCAAGAGAAACACTGAGCCTTGGAAACAACATCCTCGCCGGATGCTTAAATGGAAATCGATCATCCAATGCGGGCGAGTAGCCTTTGGGTTTGGCGGTATCCATGATGAAGATGAAGGACGCGACATCGCCGGTTTCCGTGACGTAACGCCGGCTTCTCCGGTTACAAGAGTTCGCGAAATCGCGGTTGATCCTTTTGAGGATGTGATTGAGACAGATGTTGAGCCGGACACTGAGGATTTGTTTAGTCAGGAGGTATCGAAATGATCGTCCATGACGACATCAAGCAAGGCTCGGAAGCGTGGGAGCAGATCAGGCTCGGGAGGGCTACGGCTTCACAGGCTAGCAATATCCTGACTCCTACCGGCAAGCTATCAACCAGTCGTATTAAATACGCTCGGAAGCTAGCGCGAGAATGCCGTGTGAGCGATCCTATGGTGTTTGCTGGGAACAAGTTCACTGACTGGGGTAACGACCATGAGAACGAGGCTAGGGAGCTGTTTGAGTCGATGATGGGCTACCAAGTCACCGAGGTTGGGTTTGTTACTCGCAACGACAAGATTATCGGATGCTCGCCGGACGGCTTAATCATGGATGAAAATGGGAACTATGACATGGGCTTGGAGATAAAATGTCCACAAGTAGATAAGCATACTGAGTATCTCATGGAAGGAGTGTTGCCAAAGGAATACAAGCTTCAAGTCCATTGGAGCATGGCCGTCACCGGCATTAAGACATGGTGGTTTATGAGCTATTTCCCTGAGACTAATCCTCTCATCATTAAGGTTCAAGCTGACGAGTTCACTGATCTTGTCTCACGCGCACAAGATGATTTTATTCCAGAATACCGAGAGGTAGCTGAGCAGGTTAAGGAAGCTCTTTTTGGAAAGGTGGTAATTCGATGACTATTGCAATGAAAAACCTAGTTGAATCCGAAAGGTGGAGGCGAGCAGGTGTTTCAACATATTACCGAAAGTCTTTGGTTTTAGCGACAGTCTGCGAACCTGGTATCTCAACAGAAGATTTAGCTGCGGTAATCGGAACGACCCGTGGATGTATTAACACGGCGGTCAGCCATCTTGCTAAAAAGAACCTTCTTCGCAAGGAGCTGATAAAATCGACAAAGTTTGGCGAGCCTAGAAAAATTAGGATCTATCCTACACCCTACGCTAAAGATTTAGCAAACACTATAGAAACAGTATGACGCGATACGCTAAAAGGGTAGACGCCAATCACTCAGAGGTGGTTGCGGAGTTCAAGGAGCTTCTGCCCGAAGCTAGCGTATTTGATTTATCGGGCGCTGGCAGGGGCATTCCTGACATCCTTGTGGGCTTAAATGGGTTTAACTACCTGTTTGAGATCAAGGACGGCTCCAAGCCTCCCTGCGCCCGTAAATTAACTAAAGCTCAACAGGAGCTTCACTCGACCTGGCAAGGTCAAATATGCGTAATCCACAACGCCGGCCAGATGCTGGCGGAGATCGCGAAAACACAAAACACATAAAAACATGGCAGGAGATTGGATAAAATTTGAAAAGGCTACACTAGATAAGCCGGAGGTATTTGAAATGGCAGGAGAGCTGGGCATTGACCCAGATGCAGTCATTGGAAAACTTTTAAGAGTCTGGAACTGGTTTGATGATCAGTCAGAAAAAGGTAACGCTCCGCTAACGGTGCGAGCGTTACTAGATCGTTACTCGGGCGTTACCGGCTTCAGTGAGGCTATGGTAAAGGTGGGCTGGTTGGTTATTGATGGTAATGATATGTTTCTACCTAATTTTGAGCGACACAACGGGCAAACGTCGAAAACACGGGCTTTAACAGCTAAACGAGTAGCTAAAAAGAAGAGTAAAGATAACGCAGAAGGTAACGGTGACAGCGTTAGTCAAACGTTAGCAGAGAAGAGAAGAAAAGAGAAGAGTAAGAGTACTACTAAAGAGGAGTTTGTTGAACCCGATTTAAATGAGTTTACCGATTACCTTGTTAATTCACTTCCTAAAATTAATCCAGAATGGACTGAAAATAGATCGAAGCGAGCAGCATCACTTCAATACGAGACATATGTCCTTTCAAATTGGCATGACGGGAATGGTAAAAAAATCAAGAACTGGAAAAACAAAGCTCGCAACGCTTTTGCTTACAAAAAACCAAGCAGCTTTGGAAAAGCTGATAAAGCGCAACAGCTATCAACAACGGAAGGAAATGGAATCTATGTCGCTGAACTATAATGAGATAAAAATTTGGCTAGCAAAGTGGGGTTTTCCTGCTCGCCACATTGCAAATCTAATGCAGATGCACGGCGATGGGCTAGGGAAAGCGCTGGAGCTTGAGGAGCGAGTAATAGGCGGTGATTGCCTGCTCATTCTTTGCGGTGACCGAGGTCCAGGTAAAACTCAAATCGCTACAAAGTGGGCTGAAATGGCAGCTAAAAAAGATAAAGGTAGTCGATATTTCAAGACGCATGATCTTTTAGAGACAATCAGGCAGCAATTTGGAGATGATCGTCAGCAGAAAGGAACAGCCCGTGACACACTTCAGCAGGCCAAGAAGGTCTCACTGCTCATTTTAGACGAATGGAGCGAGCTAGCAGGAACTGACTGGGAACAAAGGACGCTCACTAACCTAATCGACCATCGTTACGACAACCTTTTAGCGACCGTGATCATAACGAATCACAAGCCAACTGAGGCAGCGGCAGCGGTCGGAAGATCGATCTGGTCGAGAGCCGAGGAGACCGGTGGAGTGGTCAATTGTAACTGGAAAAGCTACCGAAACAAATGAGCGAGAAAGAGAACATCGATACCGCGACAGCCATCATTCATTGTATCTGCGATAAATACAGCTTGACTAGTAAAGAAATATTAAGCAATACGCGAACTAACAGGATCGCCCATCCGCGAATGATGGCGATGGCGCTGATCAGGAGACACACAACATTTTCAACAACAAAGATAGCAGAAATCTTTAGGAAGAGAGACCACGGGACTGTCCTCCATGCCACCAAAAGGTTTGGACATATTAAAATTAACGAACTGACTCATGCCTAGACCACGATTAACCGAAGATGAGATGCAGGTGTTAAAACGCCTAAGATCGGGCGGCGCAATGACAGCGCTAATGGAGGAGTGCGATGAGGCCGGTATATCGCCAAGCTCGGTCAAACATTTTTGGTATAAATCCAAGCGGATCAGCCTTTTTTCCAAAGCCGAGAACCTTAGCCTAGACGAGCTGTTTGAGCCGGTGCTGGCCGATCTCAGAAAATACTCGCCAAAGTTTAAGGCGTTCAAACGCAAGAAAATCAAAGATCCACACTGCCTTATACTTGATCCATCGGACATCCACGTTGGAAAGCTGGCGGTTGAGGAGGAGACGGGCAGCAACTATAACGTAAGAGAGGCTGTAGCCTGCGTGGATCGCGGGATTGATGACTTGCTGCGGATGTCGCAAGGCTGGGAGATCGACCAGGTTTATATGGTGATCGGTAACGATTGCCTGCACATCGACAGCCAGCGCCCAGTCACGACCGCCGGAACGCCTCAAGACATGGATGGTTTATGGTGGCAGTCGTTTATTCAATGCAAAGATCTCATGGTCAGGGCGATTGAGAGACTTCTTCCGTACGCGAACGTCACGGTTATCCATTGTCCGAGCAACCATGATTATGTTGCGGGTTGGATGTTGGCGCAAACACTCAAAGCATACTTCCGAAAAAGCAAAAACGTCACATTTGATATTTCGGTAAATCATCGTAAATACGTCCAATTCGGATCAAATATGCTCGGATTTAGCCACGGGGATGGAGCGAAACTGGCAGATACGCCATTGCTCATGGCTCAAGAAGAGCCAGAAATGTGGGCAGCGACTAAGCACAGGACGATTTATTTGCATCACCTTCACCATCGATCTGTAACAAAATGGCCTGGACCATGGCAGAGTGCCAAAGATTACATAGGAGTGACTGCTGAACATATAAGATCGCCATCCGGCACTGATAGCTGGCATCACAAAAAGGGATATGTGGGAGTTCCTCGTTGTGTGGAAGCGTTCATTCATCACAATAATGATGGACAAGTTGCGCGATTGACTCATCATATTAAACATGGATAGAGAGATCAGGGAGGCTTACGCCTCGTTAAAACCCTGCGTTAAATGCGATGGATACCCACGATTTCGATATGACCCAGGCGCGACCTTTTCTTATTGCGTCAGAAATACTTCAGACTGCCCATGCTTAGCGGCAGCGCCGGACTACGATCCAGCAGAATTGGCTAGGCGAATCAATAAACAAAATAAAAAATGAGCGAGAGCATGAAACTAACAGGAAGCCTCCATTTGCTGGGGGATACGCAGACATTTAACTCTGGATTTACTAAGAGAGAGTTTGTCGTGAAAGTCGATGATGGCAAATTTGACCAATTCATTAAGTTGGAGCTGGTCAAGGATCGCATCAAAGAGATTGACGAGGCCAAGGTCGGCGACGAGATCACGGTGCATTTTAACATCCGTGGCCGAGAGCATGACGGTAGGTTTTTCAATAACCTTGTCGCATGGCGTATCGAAAGCGCCTCACCTGCCACAAGCGATCCTGGCGAAGCTTACAAGGCCAAGGCAGCGGCACTAGACGCCAGCACTGCTGATGCTGACGAGATTCCGTTTTAAACCTAATCAGAAGAGAGACATGAGAACTTACATAATTGATTGGGGAAAAGATGCAATTGGAGCTAGGTATGCTTTAGTTCAAGCTAAATCACTAAGGCAAGCCTGGTTAGATATTGATTGCGCGATTGGAGAGCCTGAAAATATTAAGCCTCTTCGTATCCCGAAGTCTTTGATGGATATTCGATATTTAGAAATCGAAAGCCCCAAAGACCCTATTGAGGGATGTCTTATAAAAGAACTTAACTTTTAAGCGTTATAAAAGTTGAACTTAACCCTGACGAGATCGCAATCTGTCAAATTTTAGGCAGAATGCGGTCTCTGATTGCTAGAAACTCAGGCGTTAAAGATGCCAAGGTTGGGACACAGGACGGCGCTACTGCAGACGTTTTGGGCGTGATGGCAGAATACGCATTTGCTAAACGATACAACACTTTCCCAGACCTTGGTTTAACACCTAGAAGCGGTAGCGCTGACGGCATCCTCAATGGTAAGCGGTATGATATTAAATCAACTACCTACAAAACTGGCAGGCTACTATCTACGCTGAAAGTTAATCCTGATGTTGATATTTATATTTTAGGAATAGTTGGGGACTTAGATGTTGACTTCATCGGGTGGGCATCAAAGGAGCAGCTAGTGCGTGAAGAAAACATTATTGATCTAGGCCACGGCCAAGGATACGCGCTTACTCAAGACAAGTTAACCTGGTTTTAAATGGAAGCAAAAAAGTGTAATAAATGTTCCAGGTTCTTACCTATTGCTAGCTTTAGTAAAGACAGGACTAAAACAACTGGGGTTCAGTCTCAATGCGTTAAATGCAAAAGAAAGACCAATAGGCAGCATTACAAAGACAATAAGGATCAATATTTAAAAAACCAGCAAGCCAGAAGGCAGCGTAACCGGCTTCAGCAATCAGCACATAATGCGGTAGCAAGAGCGGTAAAAACGGGCAGACTTGTAAGGCCTAGCAAATGCACAAAATGCGGATGCGATAAAAGTAGAATTGAGGCACATCATCACAATGGATACGAGAAAGATCATTGGATAGATGTTGTGTTTATATGCACTTCTTGCCACCGACACATTGACAGGCTAATAAAAAACTAAAAAAGTTTAAAATACTTGTTGACTTTGGTTTCTAGGGGTGCGATTGTCCCCCCGACATGACTAAGAAATTACAACGTATTGCCTCGCCCGTTCACACTGTTAAGCTTAACGGGTTCCACCTTATTTTTGACCCTACCCAGCCTCCTGCATCATTGCATGATCGTCGGGTATACTTTGCTAAGCATGGCTCTAGGGGGCTACAGTTATTTGGTTTGGCGTCAAAGCAAGACATTATGGACGCTAAAGTTAGCAGCTAATTTCCAAAACACCAAACCATAGAGATCATTTTTAATGAAAGTTTTAAGCAATAAAAAGATGGAGATCACCATTGAGGTGACTCCACACCCACCATTTGAAGGTACGATCACCTACCGTGCGCTCGCATGGGTAGGGGATCAATATTCAACCACCCTCTACTCTCAGTGTGAGGGATTCTGCCAAGAATGGTGTGCTAACGAAGCGTCTGAGAAACTATCGAAGATGATGCGTTGCCAATACCCGAAAGCTGTTTTCAAGACTAAGCTTACCAAGAAGGTCGAGACTAAGTTCTCGTCAATGATCAAATAATAAATATGAACATCCAAGAGATCATCCAGTCAGCTATATTTGTAGCCATTTTAATCCTCATGGCGTGGGCCGGAGGACAGCCGTAACAGTAATACAGATTATGAATAAATACTTATACAAAGTCATTGCCACCTCAGATGAGACCCCTTGGGCTAAGGTTGAGCTTACTTATTGCAAAGTAAACAAATGGTTTGAGCATCATCGCCTAGTAGAGGATTATGAGTTTGAGTCAGAATCAGAGGCTATAGAGATTTTAAACAAATCTTTAGATAAGTTTGATTCTGATATGATGCTTCGTGTAGAGCTTTGGGATCATCCTGATTATCACGACATCTTTGGATACGACTCAATCACGGTGTACGAGAAACCAGGAGAAAAAGATTTGACGATGTGTGAGAATTAGATACAACCTTTGCAGCAGCTTGCTGCTTTGTGTTTAATTCATATTATTAGTGTGTAACAAGCCGGTCCGAGTATTAAGTTGCTCGGGCCGGTTTTTTTGTTTATATTTAAAAGCATGGCAGGAGGACGACCGACAAAATACAAACCAGAGTTCTGCGAGATCGCTATTGAGTGCGGTAAGCAAGGCATGGGCAAAGCAGAGATCGCGTCTAAGCTTGACGTCTGTCGCGATACATTGCTTGAATGGAGCAAAAGTAAGCCTGAGTTTTCCGGCGCCATAAAAAGGGCTGAAGAAGAATCCTTAGCTTGGTGGGAAAAACAGGGTAGAACGGCAACCTTCGGTCAAATCGATGGCTTTAATCCAACTAGCTACATATTCCAGATGAAGAACCGGTTCAGAAACGATTGGAGAGACAAGCACGATCACTCCGTAGAGGTCTCCGGCGAGATTGAGATCGTGATCGGAGGAGAGGATGAGTGAGGTGACATTTGAAGAGGTTGAGAAGCTTGGCCAGGTTGAGAGCTACCTAGAGGCTGAAGGCTTCCACAACATCACCTCGTTTGCCGAGATCACTGAGGGCGACAGGGTGATAGTAATGATCGCTTCAGATACCCCTAAAGAAATCAACGTCTTCGGCATTTGCTGGAGCGCTGATCATTTTCAGAAACTAAGTGTTAGCGATATTCGCAACGATTTTATGACGGCATATGGCGACGAACAAGACTAGACTAACGCTGAAGCCTCGGAACTGGGTCAGGCCATACTTGCAACGGACAGAGGATAGGGCCTGCTTAGTGGTGCATCGAAGGGGCGGTAAGAGCTTTGGATGTTTGCAGGATCTCATTCTTAAATGCCACACCCATACGCGCAAAGGGTTGAAGTCATCGCCTCTACGTTACGGATACTTCGCTCCTACTCAAGCTCAGGCCAAAAAGATCGCTTGGAGTTACCTCAAGACCTTTACTCATCAGATACCTGGTGTGATCAAGAACGAGTCGGAGCTATGGATTCGCTTCCAGAACGGGGCAGAGATCGGGCTTTATTCCGGTGAGAACTATGAGCGAGCAAGGGGACTCTACTTTGATGGTGTAGTATTGGACGAATACGCCGACATTCCACCAGACGCGTGGGAGTCAGTCATAGAACCGTGTCTTTTAGACTACAAAGGTTGGGCCACGTTTGTTGGGACGCCCAAGGGTAAAAATGCTTTCTGGAGAGTCTACCAGCACTCGCTCAAAGACCCTGAGTGGTTTTCCCTCTGTCTAAAAGCATCTGAGAGCGGTCTGATCCCGCCTGATCAGCTAGCTAGGATGAAAGCTACAAGAGACGCTAGTGTGTTTGAGCGAGAGTTTGAATGCTCTTTCTCATCTGACATACCTGGAACAATCTACGCCAAAGAGGTGGAAGACGCGCTGAGGCTAGGTCATGTTTGCGATTTTGAGCCTAACAGAGTTCCGGTATGGACGACCTGGGATATTGGGTCTCCAGTGAACACTGCAGTGATTTACTTCCAGCTAGAAGGCCTGAGAAGAACGGTAATTGACTGCGACATATCAGCCAGCATGACGTTAGAGGAGCGTGTTGGACATATGCAGGCTAAAGGATATGACTATGGCGGTCACCTACTGCCACATGACTCAGCAGCTAGACAGCCTAATGGACTCACGTTCGCAGAGGAGCTACGGAAGGCTGGCCTGTCAAACGTCCAGACAATCCCAAGGACACACGACAAGGAGCTACGCATTAACGCGACAAAGAAGGCGTTTCCGAATATTTGGTTCAGAGATAAACAAACCACTCATCTCAGAGACGCTCTGAGTCAATACCATTACAAGGAAGCTACCGATGGAACTGGATGGATCACAAACAAGATCTCTCACGGCTGGGAGTCTCATCCATCTGACGCATTCTCAATGTTGGCAGAGGCAGAGCTGCACGATATGCTGACCGATCAGCAGTCACACACTAAGCGCCGGCGTAGGCCACGCATCAATGCTGGGTCTGGATACTAAAGTGTCGATTTCTTGATATTTAAAGATAGTTGACATATTTACGCAAAAAGCGTAATAAGCGCGTATGGGATTCCTTAGTCCAAAGCCTCCACCGCCCCCGCCGCCTCCTGCCATGCCAGACGTAGGCCGCACTGAAGCCAAGAAGATTGCCAAGCGTAAGCGGAAACGCAGCATGAGTGAGTCTAGCTATGCTCAGTCAACTAGAGGTGGAGCCGTTAATCCAAATTACTCGACGGGTAGTAAGACAGCACAGGGTCAATGATCGACGAGAACGTAGATACCATTCTCAGAAAGGCTGATTCGCTTGAGAGTGAACTTAATGCTTTCAAGTCTCACTGGGATCTGACCGCTAAGTATTTTAAGCCTCAGCTTGATATATTTACGCAAACTCCCCAGTCGCCTGACGTTACCGGATTCTCTGGCCTGTATGACACTACCGGCATTGAGAGTCTGGATACCTACTCCAACGGCATGATTGCCGAGGTGTTTTCGTCAAATGAGAAATGGATGATCTACACGCCCCAGGATGACCACGAGGTCGATGATGCGGGCCGTAAGTGGTATAACAAATGTTCTGAGCTAGCCTTAACTGCTCTCGGTCGCAGTAACTTCTACCAGTCAATCAAGCCGGTCGTCACCGATATGGGATGTGGCGGCACTGGATCACTGTATGTTGAGCGAGGAAACAAGAAGCTGCTCAAGTTTTGTTATGACCGTTTAGGCACATTTGCTATTGAGAAGGATGGCGAGGGAGATATTCGCACTGAATACCGGTGGCTGACTATGACTGCTTCTGAGATGGCAGATAAGTTTGGCGAGGACAATCTAGGCAAGAAGGCCAAGGCATCATTAAATGACATGAAGAAGGGTGGTGAGAAGACTCACTTCACTGTGATCCATGCTTGCTTCCCTCGCAACAAGAACGGGATCGAAGCCAAGAACAAGCCATTCGCCAGTATTTACGTCTGCAAAGAAGACAGAATGATTTTAGAAGAAGGTGGATATGATTACTATCCATTCGCTTCACCAAGAGCTGAAATCTGGAATGATTACAACTACGGTCTAGCTCCAGCTTCAAAGGCGCTACCTGCAATGAGAGAGCTAAACAAGCTCCGTAGAGATGTGCATGAAGGCGTAGCTCTACAGGTCAAACCACCTTGGCTAGTGCCATCAGACTCAGTAGATGAGATCTCAACACGACCTAATGGCGTGACAGTCTTTGATGAGCGTAACGGGATGAAGCCCGAGCAGATGAGACTCTACAACGACATTAACGCCGGCATGGTATTGATGGAAAACGTCACAGAGCAGGTCCGTGGATTCTTCCATGCTCAGCTATTTGAGGCCGTAGCTCAGAAGGATAAGCAGATGACGGCCAGAGAGGTTGCCAGTATTGAGAACGCTGCTCTTCGTCGCTTCCTACCTAATTTCAACCAGATCACTACAGAGCTAACACCAATCTTCCAGAACGTGTTCCTGCTACTGTTTAATGAAGGAGCATTCCCAGACCCACCTGAGTCTGTAAAGCTTTACCCTGATGGCCCAATGAATGCCGGTATCGTGCCGCTTCCAAAGGTTGAGTTCACCTCGCGCATTGCTCTAGCGATTCGGATGATCGAAAACAACGCTATTGACCGCACTATTGAGCGGATTATGCCAATGATTCAGATCGCTCCAGAGCTTGCCGACAACTTTGACCTTGACCAGATGCTTAGAGATAGCGCCCGCAATGACGGTATTTCAGAGGATGTCATCAAGAATCTTCAACAGGTAATCGAACAGCGCGAGGCCCGCGCAGCAGAGATGGCTCAACAGCAGCAGATGATGATGGCTCAACAAGCTGCCAGCGCTGCCAAGGACGCTAGCCAGGTCGATCCTGAGAAGCTTCAAGGCATGATGCAATAATGGACAGACATACACATAACGGGAAGGTTGTTAAGACTCTCCTGTCTACCACAGAAGGGGACGCGCTGTTGGAATGGATGAAAGTAAAATTTCAGTTCGACCAGCCGGTGTTCAAAGCAGAAGACGACTACAACGAGACATCCGCAAAATTACGAGAAGGTGGCCGTCACGTAATCATAGAACTAGAGAACCTAAAACCAAGAAACCCAGATGATTGATCCAAGACTATTTAAACTAGTTGGCGACAAGTTCATTCGACAGACCGACATGAAAGAGATCGCCACGCTTGTAGCCGGCGAGGTTACAGGTCTTCACCACAAGCAGGAGAAGTTCCGAGAGACTCTAGAAAATCTAATAGGTGACGCATCACCAGTAGAGGTTGAGGTTTCTATTAAGCAACCTAAGACAAAACGGTCTAAAAAGGATGCTCCGGCAGAATATTTCACTAAACGCATGGGCGGGAAGTCAGCTCAGGTAGTTGAGTGGAGACGCGAGAACTGGAGCGCGAAGCAGTTCAAGGACGAATATGGCGATCTATTTACAGAAGAGAATCTATGAGACAATACGAATTGATTAGAAACGAAGAAGGAGGAGATGCTGGCGGCGGTGCTGCCGTAGCTGACCCTACAGAAGAATACGGCTCAGACCCATCAACCCCGCCAACCTTTGACGCATCAGGAATGTTTGATGCAGATGGTAGGTTTCAAGAGATTGGAGACCGGTTTAAGAACGACAGCGTCGATGCTGACTACATTAACCGCAACTTCAAAGGCAAGAGTCCTTCCGATCTGGCCAAGATGCTAAAGGATAACCAGACGGCAGCGCGAGCAAAGTCAGTCAGTTACCCAGGAGCAGACGCCAGCGATGAGGATTGGAGTCGATTCCGTGAAGCTGCCGGTGTGCCAGAGAGCGCAGATCAAGTCATGCCGGAAGACTTTGAAAGCTTCCAGAACGCTACTGGATGGACTGAAGAGGTGGCAACTCCAGTAGTTGATGCCCTGATCCAATCAGGAGCGCCAGGACCAGCAATCACTGCCGGACTAGCGGCTGTTCAAAAAGCAGCAGCAGCACAAGCCGAACAATGGCAGGCAGAGGCCCAAGAGCGACGAGAAGCCGGTAAACAGCAGCTTCTAGAGGCATTTGGAACAGAAACCGATGCTCGCATTAATGGAGCGACTGTTGCAGCCGAAAAGCTCGGCATCCAAGCTGGACTTAGTCAAGAGCAGATTGAAGGCGTCAAGCAGGTAGTGTCTCAGATTGATAGCCCAGAGCTTACTAGGATGTTTGCGCATCTAAGTGATGCAATCTCAGAGGCTTCCTACCGAGGGCCAGGTCAGACAGCTAAGGTCGATGACTTCCGAGGACCAGCCGAAACAGCTCAGGCAATCATGGAAGATAGTCAGCACCCAATGCACGCCAAGTTTATGGCCGGCGACGATGCTGTTCACAAACACGTTGACACTTTGCTAGCAAAAGCGAGAGATATTGCTTAACAAATTTCTAGGTGGTCTCTCTCTTCCCATCTAGCACCGAGCCTCCTCCTCTTAGTCATGTCAGAGGGGGAGGCTTTTTGTTTGACTAAATTGATATTTTAGCTTAGAAGGCTATCCATGACAGCTTACCTAGCTTGCTAGACCTGTCTATACAGCCCCAATTTGGCCGCCCTACATACGCCCCTCGCATGGCCTACCAGCATTAGCTGCCCCAATTTTAGAGGTTTCCGTTCACAGACAGCGGCTTTCGTGAACCAAAACAAAAACCTAAACCTTAAAATATTATGCCAGTTAGTCCAACACTCGCGCTGATCGATCAGTATCAGCCTAAATTTGAAAGTCAGTGGCGTCGTCTTGCCCAGCAGGTCGATAGCCGTCTTAGCGGCGCTGTTAGCGTCAACTCCAACTGCACCGGTGAGGTAAACTACCGAGACCAGATTAAGCCTATTGACGTTTCGTCACTTGGCACTCCTAGTCAAAACCGCATTGCTGCAACCGCAATTTCTCAAATTGAAACCCAGAAGCGCGCAAACTACCCTGAGAAGTTCCAGGCAGTTAAGCACTTTGACGAGTTTGACGAGGTGTGGCTTGCAGAGCAGTCGAAGCCCACATCACAGACCTTCCTTGAGTTTAAGGCAGGATTTAACCGCAAGATGGATGATCTTATCATTGCCGCTGCTACCGGAACTGCAAAGACCGGTAACAATGGCGCTGTAAGCACAACTCTTCCAACCGGCCAAGTTATCTCTGTCGATACTGGAGGATCTGGATCTGGAATGAACCTCGCAAAAATCCTTGATGCTAAGCAGCTCATGGAAGAAAACGAGGTATTTGGCCAAGACATTGACGGTGATGACGCTTACCTTGTCCTTAACGCCAAAGCCCTTCGCGGTCTTTATGATGAAGCTAAGATTACTTCTAGTGATTACGCCGGCGAACTCCAAGCTCTCTATAACGGAGAGATTGATCAGTTCCTTGGTTTCAACTTTGTCCGCACCGAGCGCCTTGCAGTCGCATCCAATGTTCGCACTTGCTTTGCTTTTGTGAAGTCAGGTATCGCACTTGATATTTGGCAGAATCCTAAGTTCAAGCTTAGCGAGCGTAACGACTTCAATGACGCCGCCCAGCTTCGCGGAACTGCCGCAGCAGGAGCCACTCGCCTTGAGGAAGTCAAGGTTGTAGAGATTCCTTGCGACGAGTCCTAGTCCATAGCAACAACCAACAAGGGTCCGTCTGTCTTTCGGGGCGGGCGGGCCTTTCCTTTTTATGAGCAAGATCATTACTGACATCGACATCGCCAACCAAGCGCTTGGCTATTTGGGAGAGCAGACAATTGCAACAATGTCTGAAAACACCAAGGAGGCACGGCAGGTCTCGCTCCACTTTGACCAGACGCTCCGTGAGATCATGGAGAAACACAGGTGGTCAGTAGGCCGAAAAAGAACTAGAATGACGCTATTCGGCGCAACACCAGATTTCGGGTGGTCTTACGCTCACATTATCCCAGAAGACTGCCTTAGGGTCTTAGATTTGTTTGAGCTTTCAGAAGAGACGCCCACACCAAACCCAGTTCCTATTCGCAAGTTTGAAAAGGAGCCTGGGCTTATCCTTAGCAACATTAAGCATTGCGGCCTAGTCTACATCAAAGAGGTAATCTCATCAGATCTATCACCACTTCTTGTTAAAGCTCTAGCAATCAAGCTGGCATCAAAGCTAGCAATTCCCCTCGGTGAGTCCAGACTGGCCGGCGATCTATCTAATATGGCCGACAATGCCATCAAAGACGCATGGCTGAGCGACGCAAGACAGTCACGATCAGGAGAAAACTCTGATTTCCTCCAAAGATCTGAAGAAAACCACGCCGAAAGCGGAAGATACAATGCCTGAGTTTTTGCAGTCTAACTTTAATGGTGAGTGGTCTCCGCTCATGCTTGGCCGTGTAGAGCTGTCACGATACGCTACATCGCTAAGAACGATGGAGAACTTTGCCCCGACCATACCTGGCGGCGCGAGAAAGCGACCTGGCACTGAATACATTGGCGAAGTCAGAGACTCATCAAAGAAAACACGGCTTGAAAGCTTCACGTTTTCTAATGAGCAATCTTATTTGCTAGAATTTAGCGATATAAAGTTACGGTTCTGGAGAAACGGGGTGTTATTAGGCGATATTAAAACAACTCCCTACACTGAGAATGAGGTGTTTAGCCTAAGAATGACATCAACAAACGACATTGTCTATATTGCCTCGCCTAATCATGCTCCCTACAAGCTAACCAGAACATCTGACACTACGTTTGATTTTGCAGCGCTTGAGTTTGAGAACCAGCCGTTTGAAGACGAAAACCTTACAGATGTCACTATAAGCGCGTCTGCGGCAACAGGCACAGGTATAACCTTAACGTCTTCCAGTAATTTGTTTACTGACGACATGGATGATGGCGATGGAAGCACGTTTAAAATTTCTCACTATGTGCCAAGAACTGTATTAGAAAGCTCTATTAATGAATCTAAAGTAGAAAAAATAAGCGCAAACGAATTTGATAATCAAACTAGCTATCAACCAAATGATGAAGTTTGGTTTGAAGTTAATTCAACAGTTTTTTATTACACCTGTCATACAGCATACACTGGAGGAGCTTCTACAGAAACAAATCCTATTAATTTAAATGGTTATTTTTCTACTGGTGTAGTTGCAGAAATTTTAGGGACAACTTCCGATGTAATGAAATTTTACATTGAAGGAGAGTGGTCGTTCAGGACAGAAGGTAACTGGGATGGAGAATGGGGTATTCAAGAGTCTGATGATGGGCTTCTTAACAATTGGATAACTAGATTCTCAATGGCGTCTTACAATGGTTCTGATAACTACGTCCGAGAGGGTGATGAGTCGGCCAATCCAGTTTGGCTTCGTGTTGTATTATTTAATACTGCTAGCGGAACAAACCATAGAGTTACGTGGACAACTGCGGATGTTGAAAAATCAGGAGAAGTTACAGTTACTGGTTACACTTCTCCGACACAAGTCACTGCTAATGTAAGCACAACTAGGCCACTTTATTCTACGGCAGCAACTAAACACTGGTCAGAAAATGAGTGGAATTATAGAAAAGGGTTTCCAAGTCAGGTGTTCTTTAAAAACAACCGGCTTTGTTTTGCTTCTACTAAGGCAGACAACCAAGCTATTTGGGGAAGCGAGGTAGATAAATGGGATAACTTTAAGCGTGGCATACAAGAAGACTCGCAGCCATTTAAAGACGTTCTAAGGACCGGCAACCAAGATCCGATACAATGGGTATCTGAGCAGTCAAAGACGCTTCTGGGGCTATCCTCGCAGATAAGAAACCTAACCGGTGAAGACGGGTCATCTATTCTAGCGCCAGGCAAAAACAGCTCGGCAAGACAAGCCGGTCGCGGCGCTGCTGACCTTGAGCCTGTAGAGGTTGATGACTTTACATTCTACGTCCAGCTAGGAGGCAGGATTATCAGAGGTCTCACAAACGATTATGAGCGTGGCGTTTACGCTGCTGCTGATATGACTAGAGAGGCTGAACACGTAACTAGAGGTGGCGTCAAGCAAATGGCGTTTCAGCTAAACCGTGTTTCTACGCTCTACGCCGTCACAGGAGAGGGTATCGCTGCTTGCCTAGTGTTTGATCCAGAAGTGGAGAAAATGGGATGGTATCGCCTTAAAACGCAAGGAGGGACAATTGAGTCAGTTGCTATCCTTCCGGCTACCGGAGAAGAAGACGAAGTCTACTTTGTAGTCAAGAGAACCATCAACGGAAGCACCAAGCGCTACATTGAGAGGCTAAAAAACGATCAGATCAGAATTCAAGATGACGGCCTACAGGACGATATGTTCTATGTCGATTGCGGCACTACGATTACCGGAGCTAATATTTCTACAAATTCCACAACTAATGTTACTACAATTGCTGGATCGACTCACCTAGAAGGTAAAGAAATACAGATTCTTTTAGACGGGGACTATTTTGGCAAGAAAACAGTAAGCAGCGGGTCTGTTACGATACCTACTATTACTAATGATGATTTCAATAACGCATCTTCATACAAAGTAGGGGATCGCGTAAGGTTTTTGTCTAGCGGAACCTTTACTTACTTTGTTTGTGTTCTTGCATACACTGGAGGTGATTCTACGCAAACTAATCCGGCATTAGCGGTGGATTCAAATTCAAATCCATACTTTGCTGCTAGCAAGGCAACTTGTGGCTTACCTATTGAAGCTAAGCTGTGGCCAATGCCGTTAGAGGGCATTACAGCGTCAGGAACGACCTCTGGAGACAAGAAGCGAGTCAAAGAGATTACGATTGACGTTATGAACTCACTAGGAATCCAGACAAAAGACTCACCGGATGACACTAAGGAGCCTACAGATCTTACTCCAAGACAGTCTGATGCAGACCTTGGATCATCGCCGGCACTCTATAGCGGCAAGCTTGAAGTCAGAAATACTTTGCCAAGATCGTTTGATGGTAATGTTTTTTATCAATCAGATATTCCTTTTGGCGTATTTATCCGTAACATCATTACTAAATGGGAGAAGACCAGCTAACCTTGAAACCTTATTTTCCAGAACATTATCCATTGCTTTGCCAATGGTGGGACTCACACGGCTCTCTGAGGGCTAGTAGGTCTGATTTGGAGTCTGGTATAGGATTGTTGGCAGAAAGCGATTCTAGGCCCGTTGGAGCGTGTTTCTTGTATGTTACAGGAGCGCTTGGGTTTATTGAGGCTATGGTTATTAGCCCTGACTCAACTGTGTCCAAGTCTAGAAAGATTGCTGACACTTTATTTAAGGAGTTACAAAAGATAGCCAAGGCAGAAGGCGTCAACAAGCTAATCGCTTTTGTTCAGTCTAAAGGCATGGTCAGGGAGTGTTCTCGCTCAGGTTTTACACAAGTCGGGCCACCTATGGCGCAAATGGTTCAAACAATATAAAGAAATGGCAATTCCTTTAGCTTTACAAGTAGCAAGCACCGCAATGAAAGTGGGTGCATCAATTCAACAAGGGCAGATGGCAATGCAGTCTGCTAGGTATAATGCAAAAGTCATTGGGCGACAGGCTGAGCAAGAGGCAGAGGCTTCGTTGGAAAGCATGGCTCGCAAAAGAACTGAAAACGAAAGAGCATTATCATCGATCAGGCTACGTATGCAGGAGTCTGGACTTGATACGACTCAGGGATCTAGCGCGGATTACTTTGACGAGGCCACTTCAAGACTTGAGTTACAGATTCTAGACGAAGCTAGGCAGTCAAATTTTAGAGATAGGGCAAGGCGAAACGAAGCTCAGATGCAGATTTATCAAGGCAAAGTAGCAAGAGCTAACGCACAAGCTACAGCAATGGGTCAACTCATAGGAGGAGCAGCCAAAATCTCCGGCAAAATGGAAGATGTGGCTAACGCATCAAAAACATCAAATACTTAAGTTATGCCACAATTACCAAATTTAACAGGGCCAGCAGTCCCTCCAGAGCAGGCAGCAGGAATCAGAGTTGGAGTGCCTTCTACTTCTGGTTTGCAAGCAATAGCGCAAGCTGTTGGATCGGTAGGCGAGGAAATGCACGCTGCTAAGATGGAAATCTTGCAAGAGCAAAACAAAATTGACGTTTTGCGAACTGAAAGCGAATACGGCGCTTTTATGGAGGCTGAGCAGCAAAAACTTAACTTCAATAATCCTTCTAGCTGGGACGATCAGTTAACAAAAGCATCAAAAGCATTTAAGGACTCCCTAGCCTCCAAGAATCTATCTGCTGACGCAATGAGTTCTCTTAATACGAGGCTTATGGCGTACGAACAGAAGATTATGAGAAGCGCACAAAGAGACGCTCGCCTTGCTCAAGTTCAAATTATATCTGGAGAGTTTCAGAACCGGCAAGATTCTTATCTAAAAAACAGGGATTATGAAGGAGCTATAGAGAACCTTAAAGAGTCAGCGTATAGCCTAAAGATGCAAGATCACGAAGTGGAGAGTCGTGTATCAAGAATTAGAGAACAACAAACCTTAGATGCATTGCAAGATGCTGCATACGATGGGAATGTTGCTGTTTTTGAAAAAGACATACCTGGTATTTCAAAGGCTCAACAAAGAGCATTAAAGTCATCGGCAGAAAGCGCTTTAGCTAAAAAGAAAAGAAACCAATCTATTGCTGCAATGGATGGTATTTATGCGAATTCTATTAACACAAAAGAAGATATTCTTCGCGTAGCTCCAGACCTAGGCGCGGCGCAAACAGCAAAGCTTCTTGGTGTTATTGAGGGTAGAGACAGCGATGAAAGAAACAGAATTATCGCTACTCCAGAATACCAAAAACAATTAATTGGAAATGTTTCTGCACTTATACGAGACTATGATCCAAACGGAGAAGATGCGGATGCTAATTTTATCAACATACTAGATCTGTCAGAACAGATTGAAAGCAGTAACTACAAAGACCATTTGCAAAATCAAATTGAGGATATTCGCAACGAAGTCAAAGATAAGATTAAGACAAAAAAAGATTATATGTTTAACGAAGTCGATGAACTGTTTAAACAAGATTTACCTTTTTTGGAAATTCCAAAAGAACCAATAGGCAAAGCGCTTGGAACTTATTTAGAAGAGGGAATACTTGAAGATCCAGTAAGACTTAATTCTTTTGGTTTTAAAAATGAACACGCGCAAGCAATAGCTAAAGCAGCAAAAGAAGAGCAAAAAGCCAAAATGGAACCAAAGGGTAAAAATCCTTATAAAGGCCCATCTTCTATTGATTTGTTTCGTAGGTATTACAGTAGTGGCGAAAAAGCTGTTGAGGATTTCAGTCTTAAAGAGAGAGAAGTTCTTGAAGCTATTTTCCAATACAAAGGCCCAACTACTATGATTGTAGATCCTCCAGAAAAACAAAAATACGAAAGAGAGCTTAACGAATATGAAAAACAAAAATCAATTGCTTATGGATCTTATAAAGCAAGGGTTTCTCAGTGGATTAGGCTTAATCCTGATTTCACAATCGAAAAAGCTGATGAATACCTTAAAAGCTTAAATATTGATATTGAAGGACTCTCTGAATCAAAAAGCAATTTAGTAGCGCCTCGTCCAAAATAAAAAAGCTTAACAGGCAATACGAATAATCTAAAAACATGGAACCTGAATATCAAGGACAGCCAATAACAACTCCTGACGCGCCTCCATATGTGCCAGGTGTAACAGATCAAAGGTATGCTCCAGAAAGAGAGGAGCCTATTGAGCCTATTACAGTTCCTGATGATCCTCCGTATGTTGAAGGAGTTACAGATAAAAGATATGCTCCAGAATTTAAAGGAATTACAGATCAAGGGCTTGCTCCAAAAGTTCAAGAAGTTTCGGAATTTGTAGAAAAAGCCAGCGCCCCTGCTGGAATATCTACTCCTGATCTTTATTATTTAGGTGCAGACGCTATTGCCAATAGTGGATTATCTCAGATTGAAAGTGAAAAGCTTGTTGCTCAAAACAACTGGGTAAGAGAGTCCTTGGGTAATATCGAAAGTGCTGTTTTAGATTACGAAAACTTTTTGCCAGAGTCAACTGAGCCAGTTAAAAACCGAGCATTAATTAGAGCTACTATGGAGGTAGAGCTTGGTTATGATCCTCCAACAATTTTTGAATACGAAACAAGTAGAAATCAAGCTTACAAGAAATTGTTTGGTAAAGATCTTTCTGAAGATTTAGGAGATCCTGAGCAAGCTTTTGTTAGCGCTTTAACTAATAGAGCTGTAATTAAAAAAGAGGATTTTGAATTTTATAAAAAAGTAGATCGTCAGGCAACTCTTTCAGCAATACTTGGAGATGGGTTAATAGAGCTACAGTTTGGAGAATCCGTAAAAGATGACCCTGCTTTTATTCGTCAAAAAGACAAAGCAATTAAGCGTTGGGCGGAAACACAAGAAGCAATTAGCGACCAATATGGGGACATGATCCCAAAGCTTCGCAAAACATTTCGCCAAATGCAATCTGGGGATGAATGGATTACTCAGGCTGGTTCTGTAGCTAGAACTTTAAATGAAGAAGATAAAACAAAATTTCTTCAAGTTCTTAGAGATTTAGCAGTAACATACCCAACTGAAGAGCTAGAGAGCGGCTTTAAAAAACTTGGTTTAAACCTAAAGAAATCGGGAAGAGGTGTGTCTGGCGCTATTGATGCCGCTATTGTAGGAACAGGAGATATAGTAAGAGAAGGCGGGACTGTTTCTTTGGCGGATTTGTTTGGGGGCGGCGAGTGGTATGCTAAAGAACAAGAAAGAAAAGCCGCTGATGCAAAATGGGCTGCTGCTTATCGCAAAGAACAAGACTTTGTAGCAGATGTTCGCAGAATATTTGAAGAAGATTATGATCCTATCAGACCTTTGGCAGAAAAAGGATCTACGTTAAGAGCTGTTGAAGAAGGTGTTTATGCAATACCTGGAGCTGTTACTACTACAGCAATGGCGTTTGTGCCGATAGCGGGAATGACTGCCACATATGGAACAATTAGAGAATTTGAAAGGCAGAAGTATCGTGGCCGATTAATTGCAAATGGCGTTCCTAGAGAAAAAGCCGCTGAAATAGCAGGAGTTCTATCTACCGTTTCTGCCGCCCCTCAAGTTTTACTTGAGAAGCTGCAAGCAAATATAGTTGGAGGAAAATCTCCAATATTTTCAAAAGTATTAGGAAAAGTTGACGGCTTACTAAAAACTAAAGCTACAAGGTTTACCGGTAGATTTTTAGCAGCAAGTTTAGGCGAGACTACTATTGAGTTAATGCAGGAGCTTACTTCTGAAACTGTTCAAGATCTTGCAAGCGAACTGCAAAAAGAAATTCCTGACATTGAATGGAAAAACGGAAAAGATGGATACTTTGATGGTTATTTTAACAAAACCATTACAACATTTGTAGCCGTTGCCCCATTGTCATTTATACCGGCAGCAAGAGGGCTGTCTGCTGATAATAGAGCCGCAGCGATTAAGACGACCTCGCCTCTTGTTAGAAAGGCTTGGGGCTTTAAACCAGAAGACAATGCCGCTATTGATGATGCTAAAACTCCAAGCGAAACAACAAGTGCTGTAGAAAACGCTTTAACAAATCGTGATCCACAATCAGAAAGCGCAAAGGAGGCAACTGAAGAGTTAGAACAAAAACTTAAAAAAGAACAAGAAGCTTTAAAGCAATTAGAAGATTCTGGAGTTATTCCTAGCGTTAGAGCTTCTAAAGATAATAAAGGTTTTGAGGTTTATGACGCACAAACTGATGCGGTTATTTCTTATGCTGATACAGCCACTGAAGCAACCGAGGCTGTTCTTAATACAATAGGAATGCGAGAAAACGCAACTCAGGACGTTATTGACGAAATGAGTTCTCTTATTGAAGCCGCAAAACAAGTTTCAAAAGAGACTGGAGTTACTCAGGAGATTTCTCCTACACAAATTGTAACTCCCGAAATGGCAAATAAAATCTTTCCTGAGTCAGCTAGGAGGATAGCAGAAGAATCTAAGTTAATTGAGGTTGCGGAAGGAGGCACTGGTGCTGTAACTGAGGCTGTTTTTAACCCACAGCAAATTGTTACAGGTGTAGCAATACCCAAAGGCATACAGGGAAGAATTGAAGATGTGACAAAACTTTATGGTGGATCTAATATTTTCACACTTGTTCACGAAAGATCTCACCATGTAAGGAGAGAGTTAATTGCGCGAGGAGAGCTTAGTGAAGAAAGGCAAATTTCATTTTTCAGAAAGCTTAATGCTGAATTAAAGGGTCGAAAAACTAAAACAGGGCAAGCTGTAGAGTTTAAAGGTCTTAGTGGAGATACTGTTACAGAGACAGCCTTAGATGAAGCGTGGGCGCATTTTGCAGAAATTGCAATTTTGCGAACAAGAAACGGTAAAAAATCAAAGCTTAGAAGCTTGTTAAACAAAAACCTTTCCGCAATGGTTAGGGCTAATGTTCCAGGCGCTCGTCAGTTCAAAGCGTTCATTAGAGCGATGAAGGACTTTTTTGCTTTAGACCTTACTAGAGCAGTAATTTTACAAAAAGCTGTAAGAGACGGCAAGCTTGACGCAGCAGAAATGCAAGAGTTTGAAGCAATGGTTTTAGGAGAAACCCTGCAAGAGCAACACGAAGAACAAGTCTTACAGTCTAGGGAAGAATTAATTCAGCAAGAAGGCCCATCGTTTTCAGTGACTGAAGATTTTACTGGAGTTATTGAAGCGAATAAAGCTATTAGCAAAACTGTTTATCTAAAAAACAAAACAAAGTTTCAAGAAGCAATAAAGAATGGAACAATTGAAACAGGTGTTGATGTTTTTTCATTTAGTGGAATGGATATGTTTTTACACGCCCCTGATTTTGCTTTTGCTGGCGAAGTCAAGGTAGGTGATGAAACTGTATTCAAAGGCAAAGGCGGCGTTTATTACCCAGTGTTATTTTCTGACGGAAACTATTTTTGGGCTTCTACTGAAAGCGCTGTTAAGAAAATGGTTAAAGATCTTAATGAAATTGGAAGAAGAAACGGGGGAAAGGTTTTAATGGGGCTAGTTTCCTCTCCTGCTGACAAGATGTTTAGCTCAACATTAATTGCTAGGGGAATGATTGATTTCTTTGTTGAATTGAGTAGTCAAAAACAATTTGGTCTTTCTGATTCTGTTTTAAACAAAGCTATCAAAACAGCTTCTCAAGTTTCTGATAAAGGAAAAACTTTTGACAAGAAAATATTTTTAAAGTCAGGTTTAGAGCAAAATGTTGAAACAATTAAAGAACTTTTGGACGCTCAAAAATCTTCATTTGGTTTACGTAAAAACTTTAGTCTAAAATTTGCGGAAGAAATATCAAACCATTACGGAAAGCTTGCCACAAAAGAATCAGCAGCTCTTGCAGGAGCTTTGCTAGGAGAAAGCAATATTAACGCAAACGCTGACATTAAAAAAGGTAAGCTTTCTAAAGCATCAATTATTCAAGCTCTTGGAGAAAGGTTTTCAGAAGATTTTACTAAAGAACAATTATCTCTCAACACCGGAGAAGTGTATGCAGTAATTGAATTTGACGGTAAAGTTGGGTATGAAAAATCAGCAAAACACGAATCATATCCTTTTACTGTTGTTGGCAAAGGTAAAAACAAAGTCAAAGTAAATGTTTTGTCTGAGGCTCATCAGTGGACTGATCTTGTTACTTACTCAGAAAATGTTGAGTTTATAAAAGA